TTGTATTTCAGCATCAACTAAAGCTTGTGCTTCTGACTTAGTTTTAAAAACACCGTTCTTATCAGCTATCCATAAAGCGCCTTTTGGATTATTTCCAACAACCCAGACGTTAGCAGGATAACCTCTTAGAAAAAAGTTTTTTCTATCTTCAGCTGTGAAGAACCCTTTTCCAGTGTTAGTAAGCACTCCATATAAAAAGTTTTCCATAGTCTTCCTCCTTTTAAAGTTTGTATAACATATTTATTAGCTTTGTGTAAGTGTTTTTACGTTCAAAGCCGTAGTTTCTGCAGTAAATTCCTCTGTTGTAGTTACACCAGCAGGGGTTGATCCTGGTGTTCCACCACAAATCAAATGAGCACCAGATCCTGACGAAGTTCCAGCACCATCAAATTCAGTTCTAGCCGTTGATATGCTAGCGCCAGTTGTCCAATTAGTTCCGTCATAAACTATAGTGTTTGACGTAACGCCTGCTGGATTTCTTCCCCCAGAAAGTTGCCATGCACTTTGTGTTCCATTTTTAGCAGGAGCAGCAGAAGCTTTAGCTTCAAGCATATTGTTTACCGATGTCCAACTAGATCCATCATACTCCTCAGTAAATATTTGAAAAGCTGATGCTGGATAAAGATAACCTCCTGATCTTACACCTGCTGTTTGAGTTCCTGCTGACATAGCTGCATAACTAACACTATTAGTAGTGTTGCTTGCTGTCCAACTAGATCCATCAAATTCCTCTGTTGCATTTGTTTCTACTAAAGGAGCACCATTAAAACCATTACATGCAACTCCTGCAGTTTGAATTCCAAAAACAGCGGGTTCTTCTCTTGCAACGTTCATAGATCCTGTATTAGTCCATGACGATCCATCATAATTTTCACAAGTGGTCAGTGCAGTTGGAGTTCCTGATTTTTGTCCACCAACCGCAACTGCTGCGGTTTGAAGACCTAAAGCTCTTAATCCATATCTTGCTGTGTTCAAGTTATTGCCCTCAGTCCATGATGTTCCATCATATTCTTCTGAATTATTTAAATAATTTGGACTGCTTGTATAACCACCACAAGCCAAACCTGCATCTTTACCACCAGCATTTCCTTGAATTCTTCTTGCTTGATTTAAAGCTCCTCCACTAGACCATGCTGCAGCTGTGACTACCGTTGATGATTGATTAAATTCTTCAGTTGTGCCAGGGCCAAAACTAGTTAAAGTTGTAGTTTGAGGAGAACTACCATTAAGACCAAAAGCTCCTCCTGATGTTGCCATGTTTGGAGTAGCTGTAAAAGTACTACCATCAAATTTAAATGAAGTATTTGTAGAAGAGTTAGAACCTCCGAAACATAAAGCTGAAGTTTGTGCACCAGCCATTCCAACTTTTTGATTTGTGCTTGGATAATTTGTAGTTGTTGTCCAAGAACTTCCGTCATAAGTAGCGACTGTGTTTACTTGAGGGGGAGTAGAACCCGTGGCACATAAACCAGCAGTTGATGTTCCAGTTCCATTAAAAAGAAATGTTGCTGCTGGATAAGCGCCACCTTCACTCCAAGAACTTCCATTCCATTCTTTTGTAGTGCTTAATAAAGGAGTATTTTGATCTCCTGCAACAGCTATAACAGCTGTTTTAACTGCACCACAAGTTGCGTGACCATATCTTCCTTCAGGAATAGCTGTTCCTGCTGTCCAAGAACTTCCATTATATTCTTCAACAATTGTTGCACCATTGTTAGGTGGGCTAGTTGGATTATCTCCTGCTATTGTAATTGCAGCTGTTTGAGTTCCTGCTCCATTTCCATAAAGTCTTCCATTATTTAAATTTCCTGAAGATGACCAACCAGTTCCATTAAATTCCTCTGTTGCTGTAAAAGCAGGTGGATTTCCTCCACAAATCCAAGATGCATTTTGTGTTCCACCTTGCCCTGCAGGATTGTTTCTAGCATTTAACATAGGACTAGCACTTGTCCATGCTTCAAGAGCAACAATGGATTTAAAAGTATCGTCTGTTGAGTTAAACCAGATTTGTCCCTCAGCCGCATCGTCTGATGGGTTAGTTGTAACCGTTTTAACTGCTTTACCGTGTAATTCTCTATATGTTGCCATAATTAACTCGTACTAAATGTTTTTACATTAGCTGCTGTTGTTTCTCCAGTAAATTCTTCTGTAGCACCAGTATTTGAACCAGTGTAACCACCAAAAATTAACGCTCCACTTTGAATACCATTTGATCCTCCGTATTGTCTAGCTGTTCCCATATTAGGAGCAGTTGAAAATACAGTTCCATCATAATGGTTTGTAGTACTTAAATATCCTGGGTTAGTGGGGTTTCCACCGCAAATCCATCCTGCTGTTTGGGTACCTCCTCCAAAATAATTATCACCATTAGGCATTACAAAATTACCAGAAGCAGTCCAAGAAGAACCATTCCAATCATAAGCTTCTGTGTTAGTAGGGCTTGGTGGAGTTCCACCTCCAACTAACCATGCAGCAGATTGAGTTCCACCTCCCGCACCAGCGTAGTGATTAGGATTTGCTCCAGCTTGAGCAGTCCATGCAGAGCCATTAAAATATTCTGTTACAGTAACAAAACTATCTCCAGGCACAGCGTATCCACCCATAGCGATTGTAGCTGTTGAAGTTCCACCTCCAGTTGGAGTGTAGCCTCTTGAATTATTTAAAGTTGGAGCAGATGTCCAAGAAGAACCATCATAAACAGATGACGTGTTTGTTGATGCAGGGCCACTTGGAAGACCACCAAACTCTATCGCTGCTGTTTGTATACCTGCTAAACCTCTGCTTGATTTTGTTGGAGCAGTGCCTCCTGATGTCCAAGAACTACCGTCGTATTCTTCTGATGCTCCTGTTCTTCCTGGTGGACCAAGAAATCCACCTACTGCTAAACCAGCGTCTTGAAGACCACATTGACCACCATGCATAGATCTTCTAGAAGTGCTTAGAGATCCACCTGCTGCCCATGCAGCTGCTGTAATCACAGTTGTTGATTTGTTATATTCTTCCATTACTAGAGCTGGACTACATGCCCATGCTGCTGTTGAAGTTCCATTTGTGGAAGAAGACATTGATCCCATGGGTGTTGTTAAAGATGCAGGGTCAACTGCAAAAGTAGTTCCATCAAAAGTTAAAGTTGTAGTTCCAGCTGGATTTCCAGGACCACCTCCAAAAAATAAAGCTGCTGTTTGTGTTCCAGCTCTCCCTCCACCTCTTCTTGATATAGGAGAGGTAGCTGATGATGTCCAAGATGATCCATCGTATGTATGGCTTGAGGTTACAGTTGAACCAGGATCAGTTTCTCCACCAGTTGCTATTGAAGCTGTTTGTACTCCTGAATGATAAATATTTCTTAAAGCTGCAGGATATGCTCCTGATGTAGACCAATTGGTCCCATCATATTCCATAGTTGTAGTTTGTGCAGAGTTAGGAGGTCCAGATCTTCCTCCAACAGCCACGTAAGTGGTTTGAGTTCCACAAGAAGCTCCACAATTTTCAAACATACCGCCTGGTGATGAATTAACATTTGTCCACGAAGAACCATCGTATTCTTCAGTGTTAGTGATTCCTCTTGGAGAACTAGGGTGATTATCTCCCATAGCAGCTAAACCAGCAGTTTGTAATCCTGCTGCATTTATATCTGCTCTAGCTGTATTTAAAGTCCCTCCTACAGTCCAACCTGTTCCGTTATATTCTTCTGTTCTATCTTGTTTTGTAAATGGTGGAGTAACGTATCCTCCACAAATCCAACCAGCACTTTGAGTTCCTCCTCCATATGTTTGAGGAAAAGAATTTATTTGACCAGCAGAACTAGACCATGCGCTAGAGATTCCTATTCCTCTAAGAGACTGAGTGGTTGAATTATACCACATTTGTCCATCAGCAGAATCTGATGGGTCTGATGATACAGATTTGATTTTTTTTCCGACTAGTGCTTTATAGGTCGACATTTATTTAGTCTCCTTAATTATTCTTCAAAAGCCAGCCCTGTGTGCTATCTACGTATACCAAAGTATTTGCTGCTCTTTCTGTTGATACTACTAAAGGATCAGTTGATCCTGCAATTTTTTCTGTTCCATTTTGATCTATTGTTAAAGCGTTTGAATCAAATGTTCCTGCATAATCTATAAATGATATTTCATCACCTATATTTCCTGCAGGTAAATCCATTTCTATTGCACCACTTGTAGTGTTAATAAAATAACCCTCACCAGCTACTGCTGTAAAACCAGAAGTTTTAACTGCTTGCCAAGAGGTTCCGCCTGATACTTCAGCAAATGATAACTGTCCAACGCCCGTTGCACCTGAACCAGTAACACTAGCTACTTTTAAAAATCTGTCTGCTGTTACGTTTCCAGTAGGAAATTTTAGCTCATAGCTTTGTCCAGCACTATGCGCAGGTCCAGTAAGCTTAATCCCGTGGCTGTTGGCTTCACAGTTAAGCTGAATTGAACCTGGGTTTGTTGCACCCATAACTTCAAGAAGACCTGTTCCTTTAGATCTTAAACGTAAATTAATATTTGAATCATCTCCAACTGAACCAATCTGTGCACCAGAACCAGTTGCAGCATTTGTAATATCTATGTGATTTACAGCAGAAGAAGTTGTTTCAAAAATTAATTGTTCTGCTCCATTTTCATCTCTGATACCATGAGCATCATCAAAGTCTATCATGAAAGAATTAGTATCTAAGTTACCACCTAATTGTGGAGTAGTGTCATCAACTAAATCACTAGCTAATGATATAGTAGAAATATTTGGATTAGTACCATCGTCTGCTTTTGCATATGCAATTACAGTTTTACCGTTTGCAACTGTAGCTGAAGTTCCTGTACCAGTTGCATATTTAAATACAACATTCTGTGAACCAGACGTTGCATTTTTTAAAAAATAAAAATTTTGTACATCTAAAGGTATTGTAACATTTCGTGATGCTGTAAGAGATCCTGTAAATTCTATAACTCTATGTGAAAGGGTTGCACCAGTTGATCCGTCAGACACTGAAAGAGTTGTATCTCCTGAGTCAGAGACGGCTTGAGTTGTATAACCACCAGATATTTGTTCGATGATTTGTAAATTTGTATTTGTCTTTGTCCCCCAAGTTCCTGCGTTTTCACCAGTCGCTTGAAGTTCTACACCTAAAGGTGTGTATGTTGATGCCATAATTTTCTCCTATGCAGCGTCACTATAACTTGTATTTGATCCAGTTGCAACATCCGAATAAGTGTCGTTCGAACCCGTTGAAACATTACTATATGACGTATTTGAACCAGTGTCAACATCGCCATATGCAAAAATATCTACAGCTCCTACACTAAATGTTGCTGATAGTCCATCAAAACCAACCTGCATATCAACAACAGATACAGAACCAATACTAGCGCTAAATGATAGACCAGTTAGTCCTAAAGTCATATCATTAGGATCTAAAGATCCAACACTAGCTGTTGCAGATAATCCAGTAGGTAAAGCTACAGCACCACCTAATCCAACTATTGATCCTAATTGAGATTCAAACTGTTGACCTGATAATACCACTGCATTGTTTGGTGCAACCGCTGTTCCCAAAGATGTGGACATTGAGAATCCTGTAACATCAACTTGGTTATTAGAAGATCCAGTTGCAGTTCCTTGAGCTGAAGTTATTGATAAACCAGACGGTTGAACAGTATCGTTTGGTGCTATCGCAGTTCCTTGACTTGCGGTAAATTCTTGACCAGTTAAACCAACTGCCATATCAGCAACTGCCACAGCCCCTAATGCAAAGGATGCAGAAACTCCAGACATTGCAACATTTGCATCTGCTTCAACTGCTAATGACCCTGCGCTAGCTGTTGCAGAAACACCTGATGGTTCCACAACTGCAGAACCAATACCTGATAAAGAACCTGCACTAGCTGAAAATTCTACACCACTAATATCAAAATTAGGACTTAAACCAATTGTGATTGCAAACTCACCCCAAGCACCTTGACCGTAAGTATTATTACCCCAGCCTTCTATACCCATGCTAGAGGATATTTCAAAACCTGTTAAAGAAACAGTTACGTCGTTAAGATCTCCCCAAGATTGTTCGTTCCAAGTTTTGGCTCCCCAACCTGCTCCAAACTTTTGGTTTTCATTCCAATTAGCCTGGCCCCAGGTGAACCTGCCCCATCCTGAAGATACCGACATGGTCGGCCTCCTATGCTAATCTAATGATTGCTGCTGTAGCTGATGCTGTAGGAAACTCTATTTTAAAAGTTCCATTACTTGCTGTTTTGTCACCACCAAATGCAATTGCACATACGGCGTTAGTTGTGCCTGAACCACCGTCTGTTGTTGTGTTATATATTAATGCACCGTTAGCAGTGAAAGAAGCAGAAGAATAAGTTACATCTGAGAAATCTGTAAATGCTGTTGTGGAAGATAATGAAACTCCTGAATTTGTAAGAGTTGCACCACCTGCAGTGTATGCAGTTCCAGATGTGTTTGTAATTTCTTCTGATGTTGAATAACCTGTTGTAGAAGCCCCTAAGTTTGCATCACTATCAAATAGTGCTATTTTAAAAGTGTGACCACCTGAAGATTCAAAACTGTGTTTACCTTGTAAAAGTTCTTGTTTGAAACTTGAACATATTGCCGATGTTATTGCCATAATTTTCTCCTACGGGTTTACTGAGTTTACCGGTATTCGAACAGTGCCATCCGTATAGTCATCTCTTCGTCTTCTACCGACTTGCTCGTTAGCAAACTTCTGTACTTCTTGTTTATATTTATTTTCGTATAAAGTCAACATGTCTATCGGGCCTTTTAAAAACCCATATGCCTCTGATAAACAGCAATATAATAGCCCATTTGGAAAATTAAGACTGATATAATTAGTGTTATCACCCTCTAAAAGATCAGGGGCTTTATTAAAATGAACTCTAAATCTATAAGTTGTATTTGGTGTAGGGGCTACAAATATTCTGCCTGATGTAGTGTCAGATTCTCCTGTTGCTCCACCAAACATAGCATAATATTTAGGTTGACCTTGAGCAGCAGAGGTTCCAGTTACATCCTGATACTCTTGTAAATAAGTTAAATCTTTTTTCTCTAGCCATCTATTAGCTCCCGTAATAGCTGATCCATTGGTATCGTAAACTTGTATACCTCTAATAAATACTGCTCCTGCAGGGCAGTTTATAGATTCTTGTCCAGCAACAAAATTACCCACTTGTTGTTTTCTGTCTGCATCGATAGGTACATCTCTGAATATTCTGTACTGTGCATTT